CACATCGTAAACAGAATTGTTTGGCTCTAACAACATCTTGGTACTGGCCCTGCTTGGGAAAAAACATGCTCGGAGGTTTACCCCTGCACAGTGCTTTCAGTTTCCAGTCATCCGGTATTTGTACGATCTGCTGAGAATAACAAACGTTTTCATACAACTTACGGTTCATGCGGGGAACATTGGCATTCCAAAATCGTCTATGTAGCGCCGTATGCTTGGAATATGAGTGAACTTGTAGATGCCCACAAGGACGTTACGGCTCTAATGGCCGCAGTGTTACTCAAGGATTGGCAAGCCCTTGTCCACCTAATAGATGGACTGACCGAGAGGGAATCAAAGGCGGTTGCAGTTTGTCTGACGGGTCTATTAGGTCAAGCAGTACGCGACTTTGCAGCTAATGCCGATATGGAGCCGATAGAATTTTGGTTGACGGTGATGAGCGGGACTAACCCTGAACAATGACAGTTGGGCGGGTAGGCTAGAAATGTGGCAGCGCCTCCCCCCCCTCCGTGTTCTCAATGGACAACCGATGAGCAGGTTCGCGCCTGTTGCACCGGATTGGACCCTGCGTTTGATCTGACTTCCGCAATCCAGTTTGCTTCCGAGATTCTGTTCAGACTCTCGGGGCGACGTTGGCCCGGTCAGTGCAATCGGACGGTCTACCCGTGCGCAGGTGATAATTGTGGTTGTATGGCCGATACTTGGTCATGGTTTGCCAGTTCCGGTTGGGGGTGGGCCTATGCTGGTTACCCTTCGCTGCCCTACATGGTTGCAGGAGGATGGGTAAACAGGTGGGCAGGATGTCGCGGCATTTGCCACTTGGATTGTGTTGATCTGCCGGGGACAGTTGACGAGGTAACGCAGATTCTCATTGACGGCGTTCCACTTGACCCATCCGCTTACAAGGTTGAAGCGTACCGTCGGGTCTGTCGGGTCGATGGCGGTCACTGGCCCTGCTCGAATCATCTCGGCGCAGAGCAGTGTGAAACAACGGATGAGATTGTTGAAGTTGAAATCACTGCAACAGGTGGCGACTGGTCCATGACCATCGACAGCGTGACTGCCGTGTTTGACTCAACGCTTTCCGCTGTTGACCTTGCTGCCGCAATCGACTTGGCATTCGGCGCTGGAACCGTTGAAATTGTTTCTGGTGGCCCTGGAACAGTTGCCCCATACCTAATCGTGTTTGCGCACGCAGTAGCAGGACTGCCCGTCGTGTCGGTTGCCGATGTATCTCTCGCCGGTCCAGACCCTGCGATAGTCGCAACAGTCCTCGAGCCAGGGTGCATTGCCGGTGAAGGAACTTGGTCAATCAGTTACACGCAAGGTTCAATGCCGCCTCCAGGTGGGCAGATGGCAGCGGCCATGTTTGCTTGCCAAATTGCACTCAACCAATGTGGTGGTGACGGTTGCATTCTTCCGCAACGCCTCAAGCAGATAACTCGCGAAGGTGTCTCAATGGATTTTGCCGATCCACTGCTCTTTCTAGACAAAGGCCAAGTCGGAATCTACGAAGTTGATCTATGGGTCAAGTCGGTCAACCCTGCCAGACTCCAGCGTCGCGCTGCCGTGTATCGTGCCGATGGCCGTAAACGCCCAACAACTTGGACCTAATCCGTGGCCTGTGACCTGATCGACCCCGCATCCATAAACGAGATTTTGCAGCTAGTTGTCGATGACTTATGCGTGGCGCTCGAGGAATGCACTACTGCCGGCGCTCCACAGTCATGCTTCATATCGTGGACTACCCCACCAGATGACTGTTGCGACTTCCTCGCCGTCTGGATGGATGAACTGCTGCCGACGGTGAAATTTCCTTCGGTCAACAATACGGACCCATTCCAATGCGGTGTCTCAAGGATGATGCGAGTCAAAGCTCGACTCGTTCGACCGTGCTGGCCTGTCATCCGAGACAATGCCAAGTCACCATTCCCTCCACCTGGAGATATGCAAGCTGCGGCTGAAGCACTTTTGATCGACTCCAATGTTGTCTGGTGCAGACTCGTATCTGCCTTTGCAAACAACTTCTACGATCAAGCCGAGAATGGATGCCTCATGGCAATGATGGCGAGCCTGAAACCCGATGAGCCTCGAGGTGGATGCGCAGGCTTCACAGCGACATGGCTCATGGAACTAGATAGCTGTCGCTGCTAATGCCTGCCGTATTTACTCCCAATCCAGCGGGTATTGCTGCGCTACTCACATCTCCAACGGGTGATGTTGGCAGATACATCTTGCTGCTCACAGAAGAAACAAAGGTACTTGCCAAGGCGCAAGCTCCAGTGGTGAGCGGCAAACTGCGAGATTCGATTGACTCTAAATTTTCTGCTCCACCAGTGCTTGGGCAGGTCGAAGCTGGTGGGACTTCCGCTCCATATGTGATTCCGGTACATGAGGGTTCACAGCGCCATTTCATAGATGCAAAGAATGCGCCCTTCTTGGTTTTCCCCGACAAAGCTGGAAATATCGTGTTTACCAAAAGGGTTGACCACCCTGGAACAAAGAATCCAGAACCATTTTTGTGGAACGCGTTGAGGGACACAATTCTCAAGCACGGATGATTATTGAAAACACGCACTGTTGTTGTATATGGTACGATCCGACGAACACGAGGATTGAAAGGCACACATGTCAGACACAACAGCGGTAGCCCCCATCGACCAAGTTGAAGCACTCGCAGCAGAGGCTGCTCAGAAGTCTGAAACGATCAAGGTCCGTGAGGAAAGCTTCGAGCTTGCGCCGCAGATTCCTGCGATTGTGATGCTTAGGTTGACCGCAGCAGGTGACTCCAAAACTGCTCCCGCTCGTCAGATGGGCGCAATCCTTGACTTCCTGAACCACGCTGTCGCCGTCGATGACCGTGAGCGGTTCATGGACTTTCTGGAAGAAGCTGACCCGATTATTGACTTCGATGAGTTGAACAAGATTCTCGAGTCGGCCACAGAGGTAATCGCTGCCCGCCCTACCGAGCAGTCGTAGTCCTCAGTTCGTGGTGCGCTTATAACGCACTTGAGGTTGACGGCTGGCTTGTTGAGTCCGGTAGGCGACTAGCAGACCTTTCACTTGTTGAGATGCTCAACTTTGTCTATTCGCGTCTGGTCAAAGATGCAGACGAGGAAGGTCGTAAGAAAGTTGACTTGGCTCTGGCCGGTCGGCTTGGTCAACACGGCGGGGAGATCATTGACGATCCGATGCTTCCTGCAAGTATGCAGGGCAAAGAGGCTCCTTCATGGTGGAATAGTGACCATGATGCTTTCGCGGATCAGCACACTCTTGCTAATTCTGACACCAGTTTTCACGGGGTGACTTGATGCCACAGATTGTTGGAACAGCAGTAGTTACGATTGTCGCTGATACAACGGCATTCAATGCGACACTGGCCGGACTCGGCGCAAAAACTACGGCGGCTATGGCTCCAGGCACGTTGGGGGCGGGCGCTCTTTCGACTGGTCTTGCTGGAGTCAGCGCATCCATAGGCGGAGTTGCGGCTAAATCAACTGCTATGGGTAAGGCCCTTGGCGGTTTTACTCTTGCGGCAGTCGCATTCGGGGTTCTGGGTGGGAAGGCTGCATACGATTTTGATACTTCCATGCGGCGAGTTGGGGCAATTACTCAAGCGACCGGCGAACAGTTCGATGATCTTGATGCCCTAGCTCAGAAACTTGGTCGGGATACTGAGTTTACGGCTGCTCAGGCTGCTGACGGAATGACGAAACTCGCTTTGGCGGGTTTCAATACTAACGAGATTATGAAAGCTATCCCCGGCACGTTGCGTCTGGCTTCTGCTGGAGGGTTCGATCTTGCAACAGCTACGGGAATTGCTGCTGACACGCTTAGGTCATTCGGCATGGAGGTTGGCGAAGTCGGGAGGGTAAACGACGTTTTATCCAAAACGATGACTAAGACCAATACCAACCTTATGGACTTGGCCTATGCCATGAAATACGTTGCTCCGGTCGCCAACTCGTCGAAGATTTCGTTTGAGGAAACGACTGCTGCACTTGGTTTGCTTGCAAATGCAGGCTTGAAAGGCAGTCTCGGCGGAACTGCATTGCGTGGCGCAATAGCAAAGCTCGAGAAACCCACAAAGATGGGCGCTGCGGTTATTGAAGACCTCGGTATCAAAACCAAGGATGCTGCTGGGAGACTTCTTCCGCTAGAGAACATCATTGGGCAGTTGGAGAAAACGTCCTTCAACACTGCTGACGCAATCACGATTTTCGGTCAACGTGCTGGACCGGGTTTCCTGTCTTTAGTTTCACAAGGATCGCAAGCGCTACGCGACCTGACCCAAAAGAATAAAGAAGCCGGTCAAGAGATTGACGTTACGTCAAAGGCTCTTGGGTTCAACAAGAAGCAACACGACGAATTGAGATTCGCATTCCTGTCATCCTTTGATGCCGTTTCGGACTTCAAGTTCAACATGGATGACACAACAGCAGTTCTTGGTGCGTTCATAAAACGTGGAGCGTCCACCGTTGAAGCGCAAGACAAGCTACAGAAAGCAATGCAAGCAACATCCAACGATGCGATTCTGCCGTTGATTGGCGCTACCAGAAAACTCGACGGCACGATGGTCGATTCTGAGGGAGATGTTCTTAGCTTCCAGTCTGTTCTCAGACTGCTGGAAGGCACTGGAATTACCTCAGCCGAAGCACTGGACATCTTTGGGGAATCCGGCCTTGCGCTTGTTGAAGCCATGAATCTTCCCGCAAAGGAAATTTCCAATCTGAGCGACAAGATGGCTAACAGCGGTACTGCTGCCGAGATTGCCGTGAAGCAGATGGAAGGCGTGAAAGGTGGCCTCAAGCGCTTCACTTCATCGCTCCAGGGAATCGCCATTGTTGCCCTTGGTGGCAAAAACGGAGTCATAAATAAAATGGCTGATGCCGCTGATGCCGTTGCGCTATTTTTCAATAAAATCATGGAGGAATCTCCAGGGGTAATCAAAGCGATTGTGGGAATCATCTTCGCTTTAGGTGGACTCGGCATCGCCTTTAGAATCTTTGGCTCGCTGACAAAGGGTGTAGCGGGGCTTGTCAAAATGTTCGCATGGCTCGCAGCAAACCCTGCGTTCATCGGATTCGTCTTGCTTACTGCGGCACTGATCGGCGCGTACAAGTCTTCCGAGAAATTCCGTGACGCAATGAGCAAGCTGTTCAAGCAGGTCAAGGATGTCTACAAACTCATTACCGACCTTCTCAAGCCGGTCAAAGAGTTGGGTGATGGGGTCGAGGATGGTGGCAAGAAGTCATCTGTGATGTCTGACATCTTGAAGGGTCTAGGCGATTCAATAGCCACACTCCTTGGCTATGTGTCTAAGGCCATAAAGAAATTCCAAGATTGGTACAAGAATCTAAGTCCAGAGGAACTTGAAAACTTCAGAGATACGCTCCAGCGCGTCATTGACGGAATCAAACTTGCTGCGGTTGTGATCGGGGGCATCATTGCCACTTGGGGTTTGCTTGCCTTTGCGATCTTCGCTGTCAGTACAGCCCTAACGATTCTGACCAGTCCAATTTTGTTAGTGGTCGCAGGTATCGCCGCTATAGGGTTTGCTTTCAAGGCCGCATACGACGATGTTGAACCGTTCAGGGATTTGGTTGATGGCTTTGTAGACAACATCCAGAAGTTCGCTCAAGCATTCATGGATGGAACCCCTGCCATAGAGGAAGGACTTGAACCTATAGAAAGGTTTGGCATAGCGGTTCGGGAGCTATTCGACAATCTGGCAGGACTCACACTTGATCCACTCATTGGTGCATTCAAGGCCGTTACAGCCTACCTAACTGGTGACGTTCCAGGTGCTACCAAAGCGGCAGATGACACTCTCAAGAACTTTACGGAGAACCTGAAAACGCTACCGGAGTCGATTGGCAACGTCTTCAGTGGGGCATTCAGTTTCACTAGCAACTTTGCAGATTTCGGAATCCAAGTAACCGATGACTTGTTCGCCTCGATCACAACTGCGCTTGGTGATAAGAAAGTCGCCACGCCGTTAGCTGAAGCCATTGCCAGTGCGATCAAGGCTGCGCTTTTGTTGCTTGGCGCAACAGCCGATATAGGTGAAGGTCTTATCAACAATGATGATAAGAAAACTAAAGAAGGTACAGACAAATTTGCGAAGGGCCTACTTACCGCAGTCAAAGAAACGGTACCTGGTCTAACTCAAGCCACTTCAGACGCACTCGGTTCAGTGTTCCCAACTGCGGTAACAAACGCAATCAACGAACTTGAAAAGATCCCGATTGCTGGTGACCTTGCAAAACTTCTGCTTGAACCGATCAAAGGTCTTTCGCAGCAAGCTGGTGGCTTCGCAGACATCCTCACCGGAATCTTTACATTCGACCCTGAAAAGTTGCGCAGTGGTCTTGAGGGTATCGGCAGGGGTACTGCCACCCTTGTTACTGAAACGATTACCGCAGCCCTAAATCTCATAGGCAACAGCTTTGGTGAGTTGGGCAACATGAGCGATTACATCTACAAGAACATGAATATTGAAGGGATAAGAGAACTACCCATAGTTGGAGAGGTCGCTCAAGCCGCAGCCGTGACTATTGCGGCTGTTATCGGCATAGTTGGCAACTTATCAACTGCCCTTGCGGGTATTTTCAAGCTTGACTTTTCAATGGTCTATGACGGTCTTCAGGGTATTGTCAAAGCTATTGCTAACTTCTTTTTCGAGCTCCCCGCAGCACTACTCGGTGTCATAGCGGACGGCGGAGAAGCTTTGGGTGGAATGCTTCAAGGCATGGGCGATTACCTCATTGAGCATCTTCCTGAGTTCTTAGACTTTATGAAGGACTTGCCAGAACAGCTTTTGAGATTACTGCAAGACACCTTTGGTAAGGACAGGGACAAGGGTAAGGCGGCAGGTAAAAAAGGTGGGGAGGACCAGAATCCTATTATCGGCTTCTTCAGTGGACTTTTTGATAGTTTCTTGGATTGGGCTGGTTTTGAGGGTCCAGCGATCCTTGCTAGAGCATTCGGAGATTTTGTAAAAAGAATACCGACCATCCTGAAAGACATCCTCGTGGGTGCATTCAAGGTTGTGTTCGTGGTACTGGTTGCCATCCTTACCGTCCTGCTGGATTGGGTTGGCGATTTAGCAGAGTTCATGGGGCGCGAACTTGCTGGCGCTTTCATGTCAATCGGTGGACTGATCTTGACCGGACTGAAGAACCTCGCCGGAATCATATTCAATGGACTAAAAGAAGTCTTCCTAGCCATGTTCGGTGATCTACCCAAAAACATTGGCTTGTTGGTTGCGGCAATAGCGAATATCCCCGGAATGCTCGTCGGTGCATTGGCCGGTGTAGGGAACTTCCTGTTCCCTTGGCTCAAAGGCGCGTTCGACACGCTTGTGACATTCATGCCGGTGGTTCTCGAATTGCTGTTGAACTTCTTTGTAGGGATACCTGCGAAACTCATAGACCTGCTACTCGGCCTTGGGCAGATGCTCATTTCTGCACTGCAATTCGCGTTCGCTCTAGTTGTCGAATATGGACCGGCGATACTTTCAACCCTATGGGGCTGGGTCTCGAGTATTCCAGGGATGCTGCTCGGTTTGCTCGCCGGTCTTGGTCAACTTTTGCTTACTGCGGTGACACTCGCCTTCAACTGGATCGCAACGAATGGGCCTGGCATCCTCGCTGCTGTCATCGGTTGGGTGATCGGCATTCCCGGCCAGATCATTGGTGCGCTTGGTGCTATCGGTGAGACATTGTTCGGTTGGGCTAGAGCAGGGTTTGATCTAGTCGTACAAAAAGGCCCCGAACTTCTTGCGGGGTTGGTTAGTTTCTTTGCGGGTATTCCGGCCAAGTTGGTCGGCGCTCTTGGCGATGCTGCTGGTGGTGTCGGTAATTTTGCTGCCAAGATTTTCAATTCACTGGCTGGTTTCGTGAACGACAAGCTTGTCAATAAGCTGCGTAACATCTCGGTCTTCGGTACTAAACCGTTTGGGGGGATTCCTGAAATACCGCTAATCCCGTTGGCTGACGGTGGAATCTTCAACGAAGCGACTAACGCACTAATCGGTGAGGCTGGCGCTGAGGTTGTTATCCCACTGACGAAACCTGAGCGGGCTAAAGAGTTGCTCGTTCAGTCTGGTTTGATGGACATTATCTCCAGCGGCTCGTCCGGCGTTTCGATGTCTGCGGCTCCATCTGCACCTGATTCAGGCGGCATGTCTTCCACGGTCACAACGGCGCTGTCATCTGTTGTTGACTCAGCGGTAGCTACCCTGCAACCGATCAACGATTGGTTCAGCAACCTTGCGATCTTCGCCATCGAATCTCTCAAGACCTTTGGCGAAACCGTATGGGCTGGTATCCAAGTCACCTTCCAGTTCCTCGTTCTTCAGATATTGACGTTGCTCCAGAGCTTGACTGCGTACATTGCAGCATGGCCCCTCACGATCAGTGGACTGCTGGCAAACACTGGTGATCTGATTTGGTTGAGCATGTCTAGTGGAATGGGGGCATTTGCCGATTCGTTCAAGGCGGTATTCGCTGACATTGGAACTTTCGTTACCTCATGGCAGGCAAGTTTGACGCTCGGACTTGGCGGCTTGCCAGGGTTCATGGGCGGTATCGCAGGGCAGATCACTGCTGCGATCACTGGGCCGTTCGTAAGTTTCGCATCTGGTATCTGGAATCCGTTTGCCGCAACTCTGACCGGCGCGTTGGACCAGATTCCCGCCACAGCCAATATCAACATACCGACTTTGACCTTCCCCACTGCGCATGAGGGCGGTGTGATCGGTGGCCGGTTGCCTGAAACGGGCGGGCCATTCGATTCCTCCGAGATGCTCGTGAAAATGCAACGCGGTGAGGGTGTTATCCCTGCAAGCGTTATGAAAGCAATGACTCCTGCGGAGTTTGACGCTCTCCGTCGGGGTGATTTAGGGGAGCGTGACCCTAGAGCAGATAAGGCTATGACTGAACGATTCTTGCCGCAGATGGGTGCGCCTGCGTCACCGATGCCACCGATGGGTGGGGATTCATTCGACATGTTGCCATCGTCGATTCTCGAGGGGTTGAAAGATGCCCTAAAGGTGACTTTCGCTGAGGCTAAGAATCTGACTGAACAAGCCTTTTACGCTCCGAAGTACTTGGGTGGTCTTGCTTCAACTGCGGCGATGGGTGGCCTCGGATTCGTCGGACAGAAGATAGAAGAAGCTAACAAGGCTGCTGCCGATGCAATAGGTGGTACTGGCACTGCGTTCCCTGCGGGTACTCCTATCGGGTTGCCTGCTGCGATTGAAAGGTTGCGGCAGGTTGCTGGTCGCCCCGGTAACTATCGTGCGTTGATCGACTACATGAACGCTACGGGTGTTCCGTTCCGTGCTGTTTCAACGGTGCGTCCGGGTGCTACAACTCGTGGTTCTGGCGGCGCTCGTGCATCACTTCATGCTTCTGGTCGGGCGGTTGACTTCGCCGGGATGCGGCTCAGTAGGGATTCACCAGAACTGCTGAGGATTTATCAAGCGTTTCAGCCCGTCCGAGACATCTTGCAAGAGTTGATCTATTCCGGTCCAGGCGGTGGGTTCGTTCGTAACCCAATTACGCGTGCAGATCACCACGACCACGTTCATGCCGGTCTTGCCAATGGTGCGATTGTCTCTCGGAGAATGACCGCCCTACTTGGCGAGTCAGGACCGGAGGTTGTTATCCCCCTGACCCGACCGATGCGCGCTTTGCAACTCGCTGAAGACTCAGGACTCATGGGCGTGCTATCTCAGGCCGCTGGACAGCGTTCAGCAACGCAAGGCGATACAGGTGTCCCACTGGGTGCGAATGCGGCAGGTAGTGTTGCCGTTCAAGGTTTGTTCCCTGGTCAGGGCAACACTTACAACATCTACGGGATCAGTATGGCTCAAGTGATTGCTGAGATTGAGGCTCGTGAGCAGGCTTCCACCCGCGTGAACTTTACGAGGCGCTGATGTATCAAGCTTACGCTTACGGCAACCAAGTTGAGTTGTGGAACAATCAGCGCACCCTGGATTACCTCCGAGGGAATCCCTATGGGATCGACGCTGCCGCTGTTCTGGGTGGTTACGCGGCTGGTGTTGCGGGCAATCTTGGGCCGTATGCGGTGAACAAGATTCCGTGTTCGCCCGCTTCAGCAATGTTCTGCGATCAGCCCAACGGCGTGGTCTTGACCGAGATTGAAGTTGCGCAGACCGAAGACTTGACGGACTCAGGTGACTTTGGCGGCATTCCGCTACTCCCTGGCTCGAGCCTGAATCCAGCCTCGCTGAATTTGCTGTTTGACACGTTTGCCGCCCCTCCTGCGTCTGGGTTTATGGGTGCGGGTGTTCTGATGCCGACTGTCCCGCCAGTGTTGGGAGCAGTTCTTATTGGTTGCAACATCACAGGAATCACGGTCGATGCGACAGGGTGGACTGCGTTGGATTCGGATGTCTACTTGTGGTCGTTAGATGATCTGACCAACCCGCTGCCAGGTTCGACTGCACTGACTGGTGCGGGGTCTGCGGGCTGGAACTTCTTTCCTGCTGGAACAGCGGCGCAGGTGTTGTCTCAGCCGGCAGGAGCGGTTGATGTTGAGTTCCGTTGGGACACACCGATTGTGGGGACAGCTTTCCCCGCTGTCAGTTTTACTTGCAGTGATGCCGGTGGGGGTATCGCCCCTGTGAGTATTCAAGCTACGGGCTGGACTTGGATTTGGGCAGTCGAAGTTCCCAATGGTCTGTACGAACTCGATCTGACACTTGGTGGAGATAACCCGCCCTGGTATGACCCCGATGTGCCTGACTCCGCAGACTTCTACGGTCTGTTCGTCGAAGACATCACAGGTTTCGATTCGGTTGTGCAACGTGATCTGACTGCCGCTTCGATTTATGGCGGGAGTTTGGGGCCGCTGAAGTTGGGGCCACGAACACTCACCGTCACGGGCTACCTGTTTGCAAAGACTTGTTGTGGTTCAGAGTACGGACTGCACTGGCTCAACGAGGCGCTCATCGGTTCCACTGGGTGCGATGATTGCGCGTTGGGTGACTTCTTCATGCTGAAGTGCTGCCCACCTGAAGGCGCTGACCCGATTGACTATGGCCGACTGCTGCACCGGACAGGGCTGGTTGACGGCCCAAAGGTTGTGGACAAGTTCGGCACCTGCTGCGATCAGTGTGGATACACAACACTAAAGGTCCAGTTCACGGTTGCTTCCGAGCTTCCATACATCTTCTCCGACCTGACGTTCCCCGTGTTTGAGGAACCGTTCGGCGCGACAGAATATGAGCGATGCTTCTTCGATTGCACTGACTGCCCACCCGTTCTTCCTGTCACTTTCGATCCAGACTGCGGTGTAGACCGTATTCCCCCGCCGCTGCCGTTTATTCCTGATGATGATTGCTTCTGCGAACCGTGGGTAACAAAACAGATATGCGCGTCCTACACAAATGTTGCTGACTGGAATAGTGCGACTTCTTTCATTCAGATTTTCGCTGGTGCCACCGATCTGCGAAACCTCAAAATTTCGGCCTACGAAAACCCACGCGCCGAACTTGGTGTGCCTTGCCCTTGTGGAATCGTTGCAGATGACCCGATTTGGCAATGTATTGAGCCCTGCCAAGAACTAACCGTTTCGCAACTTCCATCCGGTTCGACTCTGACGGTTGACTCCCGTACTCGTATCGTTTCGCTGCAACTCGCAGGCGGTGGATACGTTTCGGGTCAAGGCATTGTTGGCTCGGCAGGCTTCGCAGGGTTTCAGTGGTTTGACCTGCCGCAGTGCGCGCAACTCTGTTTCATCATCTCGGTTGATGCACGCGTTTCTGATAGTGCGTGGGTGACGATTGGTGCGGCAGGCAAGTTCTTAGCATCGGGCGGCTGACCTCATGCCGATCAGCGGTCAGATACAAGTTGACTACTCCGCACTCTCGGCTAGTTATCAAGAGGTTGGTTATCCCGGCGCTGTCGTACAAGTAACAGGTTTGGTTTACTCGTCAACGAATCCGATTGTTCAGTGGACTTACTCGGGAACAGGATTTTCTCCTGACCCGCTCGTCGTGTTCGATGCGTTACCGCAGGCTTACACTTGTGGACCCGCTCTCAGTCCCGGTTGCGAGTCCGTTTCTTGTTTGCTTGAGGATTCTCTTGGCAACACACAACTCATTGAGGGGCTTGTGCGTATCCAACCGTATGAGACTTTCACGGGGTCTATCCCGAATCAGTTTGACAAGGTTGTCGAGTTTGGCAAGTCCGGTGATGCGGGTGCTTGCGATAACAACTTGTACGCTTTCTACGCACCTGAAGCCAACCCTCTGTCGTGGTCTTTCTCCGGCGCAAACTTTGTGACAACAGCAACGGTTGTTCCCGGTGGCATGTACTTGGAAACAACCACAACGATGATCTTGCCGATGGACCCCGGCGGCTACTGGGCGGCAGGAGCGGCGACGTTTTCGGCTGATGCGGTTCCACCGTGGGTTACTGCAACGACCGTCAGCCCGCTTGTCACGGCTGCAATTTCAAGCACTGCGACAACCTTCACTCCTTCAGCACCTCCACCATTTGGTGATGCTTGGACAAACGACAGTGCTTTGGCTCCCGGTGATGTTGTTGTCACCTCGGCCACGATACCGACCGTTGAAGAAGTCCATGTGCTGCTGACAGCTATGTTTAGTGACTTCGAGCCACCCACTCCACCTGAAGCTTACGCAGGACAGGTTATTGCGGGCGCGCTGATCCCACCGTTCCAATCTGTTCTGACTCCGACCTGCCTGCCCGGTGCAACTCTTGGCGTAGGCGACGATATACAAGTCCTGCTGCTTACTCGCGGCGGCGGGAGTGTGATCGCTGAACTCAACCCCGTATCCGGTTCCTTCACGCGTGATGTCGATGCGACTTCGACACTCGAGATGACCGGCGTGACTTCTGGTCTGCTCGGAGAATCCTGCTGCGATAACTGGGATGAGGTGTACCCCTGGAACACCGAGATTATCGTTTATCGCGATGGCAGAGACGCGTGGTGCGGCCCTGTCACCGGAGTTGAGTTTGGCTACGGCACGGTCAAGGTCACTGCTGCCGATCTAACTGCATGGTGGGACCGGCGTGTGCTTCCCGCCGATCTCAACTTCGTGAATGTTGACATATCAACAATCTTTGAGACTGTCGCCACGGCTGCGATGTCCACCGATCCTGTTGGCAATTTCAATATCACGACTACCCCGACAGGCATTCTCGGCTCGAGAACCTATTTGCAAACAGATTACAAGTATGCGAATGACTTGTTGGGCGAGCTTGCCAAGACAGGTATTGACTATTCGGCATATGGGCGCACGATTCTTTGCGGCGGCGAGCAAGTCCCTGCCGACCCATACGTCGTTCTGACGGACGAGTTCTGGGTCCAGCCACCCACGGTAAGCGCTAGGGGCAACGATCAGGCCACACAGGTGATCGTTCTAGGTAAAGGCGTTACGGGTATCGCGACTGCTACCACGGCTTATACGGACTTCTACGGCCTCCTCGTGCGAACCTTCAGCGAGACAGAAATTGAAGATGCTGCGTCTGCTCAAGCGGCGGCAAACACACGACTCGCGTTGCTGCAAGACCAGCTTTATATCGAAGCGGGAACGGGCGGTGGCCTGAAGCCAACAGCGCCGATCACGCTGCCGGAGTTGATACCGGGAATCAGGGTGCGAGTTGATAGCTCCGCTTCATGCCGTCAGGTCGTAGCGGACTTCCGGTTGAAGTCTGTCAAAGTCGGGTTCGATGGTAGTGTGTCTATCGACTTGCAACCTCTTGGAACGGTTGGCACCTGATGTCTTTTCGTGATGATGAACGCAATCTAGGTCATCGTTTAGAAACGCTGGAAGCGCGTGTTCGTGCGTTGGAACAGCCGGGTGCTTTGCCTCCTGATCGTGGTTGGATTCTCGCTCAGGTAGGCACAGACCTTCAATACTTGTACGTTCCCACTGGGGTGTACGGACCGATTATTGGTAGTCAGTAGGTTAGGATTCTGCTATGGCTCGTTGTGGTTGTTCTTCTGCTTGCGTATGTAGTGTTACTGGTAGTGACTGCATCATCGTGTCGGGTGATGGTTCGCCGGGTGCGCCGTTCACGGTTGGGGTACTTGTTGACCCTGCGAGTAGCAACCTGCTTGTCTGCAACGAGACTGGTTTATACGCCGCACCCCCTACCGTTGATGACACTTCCTGCATTGACGTATCCGGCACGGGGACCGCTGCGGACCCGCTGCTCATCAGCCCGGTCATCGACCCTGACGGTGACAACATTTTGGAATGTGGTATTGCGGGCCTGTTTGTTGATGGGTCAAACATTCCTGTTGCGGGTGTTGGTGACACCAACTGCATCCTTCTGAGCGGCGACGGAACCGTTGGTGATCCGCTTCTCGCTACTCCTATCATTGCTGCTGTCGCAGGAAACATTTTGGAATGTGGCGCGTCTGGTCTGGTTGCTGGCGGTGCTGACTTCAAGACATGGGTGACAGCCATTACTACCGCCGCCAACTTTGGTGCTGCGCAAGCGGCGACGGTTACTTATCTTGCGACGCTCCCTTGAGAGGATTCTGAATGGCTCAGTGTGGTGTACCAACAGCGGCGTGGCCGTTCGCGTGTGGTGATGTTGACCTCAATAACGGTTTGCATTGGGATGACACGACCAACAAGTTTTGGGTTGAACCGGGCATCTCTACGACTGCGACCCCTCTTGCGTGGCCTTACGCTGCGAGTATCGACGCTGCTAACCCGACGGGCAACGGCCTCCATTGGGACGCTGCGACTTGTAAGCCTTGGGTTCAGCCGGAGTCAAACACTAACCATACAACCACTGGCGTGAGCGGTACATTCTCTAATGGTGCTGGCTATCTGCAAGATTACTTCGGTCCATTCGGGACAACTAAAGCAGTCTATTGGGCAGGTGCGAATGCTGCTCTCGGCGCTCGTGCCTTCTTCAACGTGGTGGAACGCAACAACTGTTTCATCACTATCGCAAACTCATCGTCAAAAAATAGGCGCGTTACTGGCGATATGATTTTGCCTCAACTGATTCACAACATGAATCAACAGCTAGTTCAGTGTTCTCTTATCGCTACGCAATGGGTTGAGATATACACAACGGCGATTGGTCCTACTGGTGTGTGGTCTCAGTTTGGGTTCACACTCCAGAACTTCCCCGACTACGCATCTCCGACTGTCTATACGATGATCCTTGGGGCGGGTTATCCGTGGACACAGCACGGCGATGGCTTGGGTGTCAATGGTTTTCCGGGGTGGGTCGCCCCGTCCAGTGTTGCCGCTTATCTCGATACAGGGATAAGTGCTTCCTATAACAAGTCTGAACATATGGGAACGATGCCGTGGGATGCGGGAAGCATAGCTCCCGGTCAGTCGATTCGCGTGGCGTTACTGCTTCAAGGGGTTTCACCGTTCAATCCCTTATTCGTTTCGGGGCCGTTGCCGGATGTTCCATACTTGTCGGGTTACACACAGCTTGCTACGCAACCCAAGATCATAGGGACTTTGATATGAGCAATGTAAGCGAAGAAATACCAGAGTCGGCTACTTGGCCTCCGCTTCCTGAAACGATCCCCGAGGTTGTCACTTTCTTCCAAGGTCAAATCTTGTTATGGGTGAACAACGCAGCGGCACCATACGGGCAACCAACTGACGCTGCCGCCGTCCTTGAATATATCGTCAACAATCCTTCTTCAGAGATGTTGCCATCAGCAGAGTATTTGGCTCAACGTGCGGCGCTAGAAGCGCTCGGTTTAGACCCCGATATTCTCGCTCCGATCACCCCTGTAGACATCATGGTCGGGGTGTACTTGAACTGGCTGACTTATTCTGAGCAGACTGCACAAGCTTGGATTCTTGGGGTCGGCTGGTCACAAGCAGACTGCGACACGATCTGCGCGCAACTCGTTTTCATCGACCCTGCTGCGGTAGCATATGTGGCTACGCTCACACCGGGCGTGCAAACAATCAACGGCAACCTCGTCAACATCATCCTCTAAGGAGTCCGTCATGGGCGAATACAAAGCACTGTTCAGTCTCCCCAAGCACCCATTCGGCACAGTCCAAAACCTCGATGACAATGATCCTGTGGTCATGCAACGCGTCAAGTCAGGAATGCTTATTCCCGTACTCAAGCCAGGGCCGACAACTACCGTCTGGGCTGACAAGGCTGATGAAGTTGCTGAGGTTGCTGAGGTTCCCGAAGTTGAAGCTGAAGCAAAGCCTGAAACCAAGAAGCGGGTGTCCCGCAAGAAGGTAGAACTAGAGCCAGAGGTGGAGGCAGAAGCTGCCGAGGTTGAGACTTTCACCGTAGAAGCGCCATCCTCGGTGATGACATCTTGGAACCTGTCTGACTAATGGCCTGCTCATGCAACCAAGGCAAAGCGGCAACTCAAGCCAATCCGTCGATCCTCGGTGATGACGTTGGCGTAACGCAGCAGGTAAGAGCGACAGTGGCCGTACTTGGCGCTCGAGCAGGTGAACTTACTTGGGTGCGGGGCTCACACGTTCCAGGGATGATCCAAGCCGGATGGTTGCAACCCGTCTAGAAGCTTCACCGCATACGT